ATCATACCTTGAAGCAGCAAGTTTAAGAGGTGAAATGACTTCTATAGCAGCCGCTAGTGGTAATATGGCCATTAATTCTACAAAGATTCAAAAAACATTCATGTCTCTTAATGCAGAATTTGGCACTGCATCTACAACTTTAGCTACGATGTTTCCTGAAGTAGTTACGCAAGCAACCCAATTACAACAATTAATGGGTCTTTCTGCAAAGTCAACAGCAGCGTTTGCATCAGCAGCAATAAGAACAGGTAAACCTTTAAAAGACATTAAAGAAGATGCTATAGGAGCAGTTGTAGCAGCAGAACAAGAAACAGGAGCTAGATTAAATATTAAAGAAGTATTAGAGGCTACGGGTCAAATATCAGGTCAAGTTAGAGCTCAGTTAGAAGCTAATCCAGAAGCAATAGCAAAAGCAGTAGCAGTTGCTAAGCAATTTGGAATGGAATTAAAAAACATAGAAGCTACTTCTAAATCATTACTCCAATTTGAATCTTCCATAGAAGCAGAATTACAAGCAGAATTACTAACAGGTAAACAACTTAACTTAGAAAAAGCAAGATTAGCAGCATTAACAGGTGATTATGAAACATTAGCTAGAGAAATTAATAAAAATGTAGGAGATTTTAGTGATTTTAGTAAAATGAATGTTCTCCAACAAGATGCCTTAGCAAAATCTTTAGGTATGACTTCAGACCAATTATCAACTCAATTATTGAAAAAAGCTGACTTAGCGGCATTAGCCCAAGAAGCAAGAGCAGATGGTAATGAAGAATTAGCACTACAATTAGAAGCTAGAAGTGCCTCAGAAAAATTTCAAGATGTTGTAGTAAAAATACAAACAATATTCGCTGACTTAGTAGGTGGTCCTTTAGCAGGATTTGTAGATTTATTAGGAAGTGCTTTAAATATATTAAATCCTGTTTTTATGGTGGTAGGAACTATAGCAAGTACTATAGCTAAAATGGCTTCTTTTGATTTTAAAAATATGAATCTCCTCGAAAAAACAGTATTTGCTATATCTGCTGGGTTATTAACTATTAAAGCTACATCATTAGCGATTAATCTTGCTCAAAAAATAGGATATGAATTAAGTTTTGCAAAACTACTCATGGAAGAAAGAGTAGCTGCAGTAAAAACGTATCAAAAGGTAACTGGTGGACAAATGAATTTAATCGACCAGGCAGCTGTATTTTTAGGTCTTAAAAGAGTAGCAGGAGAAACGTTAGTTAATACAAGTAAAAAAACAGGAAATAGATTAGGACTTGGGGGAATGTTAAGACAAGCAGGACAATTTATACTTAAAATGTTTACTTCACTACCCTTTCCCGCTAATTTAGCTGTGGGAGCACTAGGTGCAGGAATAGCAGCAGGACTAATAGGTAAATTTAGTAAAGGAGATGATGTTGTGTCAGGTGGGTATGGTAAAAGAGTATTATCTACCCCAGAAGGATCAATAGCATTAAATAATAAAGACACAATAGTAGCAGGAACAAATTTACAACAAGGTGATGATGTAATAAGTGCACCAGCAGGATCTGTATCAACTTCTTCTCCCACTATAGATTATGATAAAATGGCGGCTGCTATGTCAACTATACAAGTTAATTCACAAATGAGCTATGATCCATATGCTGCACGTAGTTCTCAAGGTGGTGTGTTTTATGGAAACCAAGCAAAAAAGAATAAATTGAACTAATATGTATAATAAAACAATATAATTATGGGGTTAAAAAATAAAAATTCAATATTTGATTTAGTAGCAGGAAACAACCCAGTTGAAAATATGGACAGTCAAATAGGACCTATTTCTCAACTCCCTACAGATTTAGCCTCTCAAGTACATGTAAACAGTTTACAAGTAGTACCAGGGGGATCTGAAAATTCCCAATTTCAGGATTTAGATGGCAACCAAGGACCACAATTCCAACAACCAACAGATATAGCTTCACAAGTCCACATAGACAGTTTACAAGTAGTACCTGGTGGAGTTCAAAATTCACCCTACCAAGATTTAAATGGTTTACCTGATCCTAATTTTAATACTTTAAATGGAACTAGTAATTCCCCATTTCAAAGTCCAACGGGGGATCACATGATAGACTTACTTACACAAAATGCAGTAAGTACAAACACAGGTCAAACTTATATACCAGCACCCAACAGTTCACCTTATCAAGATTTAGATGGTAATCAAGGACCACAATTTCAATTACCAACAACACAAGCATCTCAAACACACATAGATAGTTTACAACAAGTACCAGGTTTTTCTGAGAATTCACCTTATCAAGATTTAGATGGTAATCAAGGACCACAATTTCAATTACCAATAACACAAGCATCTCAAAAACATGTAGACTCATTAACTCAGCAATCTAGTTATCAACACGGTGATTCAATTGAATTTGTAGGCCCCTCACTTCAAGATTTAGATGGTAATCCAGGACCTGATTTTCAGGGTATAGTTCCTACATTACATGAAGATTCATTAACACAACAATATAGTTATCAACATGGCGATTCAGCTGAAATAGCAGGACCTGCTAACTTAGATTTAGATGGTAATCAAGGACCTAATTTTACTAATGGTACTGATTCAACATTGCATGTAGATTCTCTATTAAACATATATAATTACCAACACGGAAATGGATCAATAGGAGTGGTTTCAAACGCATCAGCAGGACCCTCTACTTTAGACTTAAATGGTAATCCTGGACAATTATTTGATAGTGGAATATCTTCCACTTTAAAACAAGATTTATTAGCAAGTGTATATCAAAGTGGTATAAATCCAGGAGCAAGTTATGGGGCAGGACAACCAGGTGGAATTTGGCCTAGTGTAAATCCATCACCTTTAGCTTCAACCCCATTTGCTGATTTAAATGGTATTATGCCATCACAATATTTAAATAACTTTCCAGATTAATAAAACATGGCTTTAAAAGAATTATTATCAGGTCTTGAAGGTGGTTTAGATGCATATCCTAATCACAATACCCCCTCAACGTCAGGGGGCTTTAATTATGAAGGATCTACTTCTGTGTTTGACAACAAAATATTTAGACAAAAATCTTTTAAATTTGGTCAGGGAACAACATTCGACAGACCAAATGGAGGATTTAGTAGTGAGCCTTTCATAACAAGTCCTACGATAGACATATTATCAGGAAATCCTGGTTTAGAAACAACAATAAACACATTTACTGATGGTCTTATAAGAGGGGGAGCTATAACACACGCTGAAAGATTAATTACAGATGGAGAAAGAATAGGTAGATTTTTAATTTCACCTAAAGGTTTAGCATTTATAACTAAACAAGTAGGTCTACAATTAACTAATCCTAAAATAAGTGAACCAGGTGTAAATATTTCTAGAGCAAATCAAAGAACTTACAATGTAGGTATAAATACTTTAGCATCAGTAGTATCTGCTGGAACGGGACTTTATATTAAAAGAGAAGGACGAACACCTATTGCACGTACAGGATATGTTCAAGCTTCAAAATTATTTAAAGATGATAACAATAACAGATTATGGAATTTATTTGAGGACCATATAGAAAAACAAACAACTTTTAAAGAAGAAAAAGGTAAATTAGGTAAATTCTTTTCTAATGTAGGAGAAGGTCTTAGAAAAGCTAAAAACTTTTTATTAGGAGATAGTGGGGGTAAACCACTATATGCTTACAATGGGGGACCTGGATCTTTATTTGGTATAGGAAGAACACAAATAAGAAAATACGCACCTTATATCACAGACACAGAAGGAAAAGGAATATCTAGGGATGAAATAGAAACGGGATATCTTGGGGGAGTTAAATTTAACAAAAAGTATGGCGATAGTTCAAATTATGGGGTATCAAATGTATTTACAACTGGCGAGAATCCGTTAGACCAATCCTCCTTTTCTTTATTTGACAAAGACCCAAAACCAGCAGGAGAAACATTATTCAATGAACTTAATATAACTGATCAATATAACCCAGAAACAAAATTAAATAATCCTGCTGCAGCATCAATAATATTTGGAGATGAAAAATCATTTTCTAAATATCAACCCCACTCTCTTTTTGATTTAAGATATAGTCCTTTTAAATACCAATCAAAGGAAGACAAAAAGGATAATTACCATGAAGCTTTAGTAGGATATAACCATGTATTATCCCTAAGACATATGGGTAATGTAGCCTTGTTTGAAAAATTAAAAACCCCACAAGGAAATCAACCTACAGAAACTTTTTTTAATTCTGGAGGAAAGATTGCGCTTAGGTCAGCTGAATTTGGTGAAGATTTAAATTATAAAAATCGTGAACCTGATTCTGGTTATAGTTTTAGTCCCCAGACATATTTTGAAAAGGATAATTACAAAGTATCTCCAAATGATCTTCAAGATTTCCGAAAACTAAAAAAAGACGCACTAGGAACTAATTATCCACAACCTTTTACAGATTATCAGCAGAAAACAAATCATGGAAGGTCATATTATAGAGAACAACGTGTTAATATGGGTAATCCAGGAAAACGATTAGCAGGAACAACAGGTAAAAATATATTTGGTACTACTACTGATTCTTACGACATGTATGATGAAAGTACAATAGATAAAATAAATGCTTTAGACATATTTCGGCAAAAGAATAATGACTATGAAAAAGCAGATGCAAGAGATTTAATAAGATTTAGAGTAGAAGCTTTAGATGGAGATGATCCCTCTCAAGCAGACACAATGATTTTTAGAGCATTTTTAGATGATTTTGGAGACAACTACTCAGGTACTTGGAATAGTTTTAAATATAATGGTAGAGCCGAAAATTTCTACACATATGGTGGTTTTGACAGAAAATTAAGTTTTTCATTTAAAATAGCAGCCCAATCAAGACATGAAATGGTACCAATATATAGAAAATTAAATTTTTTAGTGTCACAAACAGCCCCCGATTACAGTGGTACAAGAATGAGAGGTAATTTTTGTAGATTAACTATTGGTTCTTTAATAGACAGAACACCTGGATTTTTTACAGCTGTAAGTTTAAAATGGCAAAAAGATTATCCTTGGGACATAGCATTAAATCATTTAGAAAGAAACGTAACGCGGAAAACGGAAGATGCAGATGGAGCAATGGTAATGCCCCACGTATTAGATGTTAATTGTTCGTTTACACCAATTCACAACTTTATACCTAAAAAGTCAATTTCAGATTCACCATTTATTATGTCTCATGAAAATAATAGATATCTACAACCCAACCAAAAATGGTATAAAAAAGGAGCAGCTGAAAATGTAAATAAAGCCTTCATGCATCATATAGAGGGTTTAAAGACAGCAACGCAAAGTGATTTAGAACTATTAGATGATGGTACATCTCTAGAAAGGATGGAAGTAAGAGATGGTCTTCTTCAAAGTGGTATCCCAAGTGAAATCCCAGCTTTAAGAGCTTTCCCATCAAATCCAACAGATGTACTGGATAGGATGGAAGTAAGAGATGGTCTTCTTCAAAGTGGTATCCCAAGTGAAATCCCAGCTTTAAGAGGTCCCCAATTGGCTACACCTCAATCTGGACGTGGATCTGGTGGATCTGGAATGGGTAGAAAATATTTTGATGATTTAGAAAATGAATTATTAGGGGGTTAAAAAAATAAAATAAAAAATAAAAATGGATAGAATACGTAAATTAGCTATAAAAACAAACAACAAAAAAAGATACTATAGACACATAGAATATCCTGAAATACCCTTGAGTGTAGGTGATGTGTATGTTACAACAAGTTTTGGAGACAGATTAGACAATTTAGCTAATGAATATTATAAAGATTCAGAATTATGGTGGATAATATCTTGTGCTAATCCAGGCGTGGTTAGACGAGATTCTTTTTTTATAAAAACTGGTCTTCAAATACGAATTCCCACAGGAATAGAAAATATAAAAAGAAAATTTGAAGAATTAAATTTTTAAAATATGTCAATTTTTAAAGAAAGTTTTAGACAATTTGTACAACAACAAATGAAAATTCGAGAAGCTGTTATTTCTAAAGGAAATAATGGAGGTTCAAGATTTTCTGGGAATACTGTTGATTTATCTAAAGTAGGAGGCAAAAAAGACCAAGCAATAGACTCATCAGCTTTTTTCACTAACACAGTACAAAGACAATGTGTTATTAGAATGTCTTCAGGGTGTGATATAACTGATTTTGGAGCAACGGAATTTGCTGAAGGAGGTAAATATGAAAAATCAAGTCATATAAAAGGAAGTGGTTTAGCTCGAAGATACATTCTACAAGGAGGTACACTAGCAGTAGACAGAGAAACCTTAGAATATTCAGATAGCTCTACAACAACCACAACCCCATCGCGTGTAGACACAACTAGAACACGAAAAGAAAAATACAAATATAAATTAGGAAATAGAAGTGGGTTTAGGGGTATTTCCCCCAATGATTTTGGCACAGCTTATGGTGATCCAACTATTAGAGCTAACCCAGGAGAAGATTATGGTTCAGTGCCTATGCCGGGTATTACAACTGCCAACATTAGAACTAAATCAGCGTATGGTTCACTTCGTGAAGCTAAAGTAGAATTTGTTTGTCACAATCAACGTCAATTAGAAGCTTTAGAATTACTTTACATGAGACCAGGTATTCCTATTTTACTTGAATGGGGTTGGACACCTTACATTAACAATAAAGGTAAAAGAACACTTGATTTTCCTTTTATTGGTGAATGGTGGATAGCTGAAGGTAGTATGGATTCTATTAATAGACAAATAATACAGGAAAAAGTAAAGTCAGGAGGCAATTATGATGCTTTAGCAGGAATGTGTAAAAACTTTTCTTACAAAGCAAGACCCGATGGGGGTTTTGATTGTACCACAGAAATAATAGCTCAAGGTGAAATTATAGAATCATTAAAAGGAGAAAGTACTGTTATAGACGTAACTCCTTTTACAATTGGGGGAAGTACCACTCCTGCTAATACTACATCTCATGATTTTTTAGAAGTAGGATTAAAGGATTTTGTTAATTTTTCTAATGCAGTAGATGCTAGATTAGGAAAGAATTATTTCCTAGGAAATGAGATTGAAGCATTAATCCAAGGAGGTTTATTAGCCCCCGCTGCTGCACCCCACTTATCATATTATTTTGGTTTAAATGATTTATCAAAAGAAGAATTAGTAAAAATGGAATTTGGAGACGCAAGTCTTAGCATAGATGAATTAATTTTAAATGGGATAAAAACATTTATTCTTACCCCTGAAACCAATTTTCCTCTAGGTGGCTTAGATGAGAACTCATTTAAAATAAATGCACCTTACATAAGGTGGGATGCCTTTTGTACTTTTTTAAATTTATTTGTTATAAATAAATCGGCAGTAGGTATTCCCATAGTTACATTTTCTACAAACACAGTAGTTGATGAGGACTTACCAAATCCTAGAGTAGAACCCTTACTAATGTCAAGAGTTAACGTAGATTCAATTCCCACTGTAGATGGACAACCTTTTAAACATAAAGTGGTAGATATAGACACAGATTGGTTTGATGGTGTATGGGATTTTTCTGCTACTTTTAGCGTAAATGCAGTTTTAAATGCTTCTGTAGATCCATCCATATGTTTATTTCCTGAACAATTATCTTTTTCTGCTGAAGGTAAATTTTCACCCATATTATATCTTGGGGCAATAGCTATAGGTTTTGGGGTAGGATCATTAGCAGGAGGAGCTATAGGAGCAGGAGCAGGAGCAGTAGCAGGAGGAGCTATATATAAAAAATGGGCTGGTGATACTAAAATGACTTCCAATAAGAAAAATAGTAGAAATATAGGCAACATATATATAAATCTAAAAAGACTACAACGAATATATAAAGACCAAAGATATGATGGTGAGGGAGAATTAAATGATGATTTTAACTTACATGATTTTATTAAAAAAGTGTGGGATGACATATCTGCAGCTTCTGGAAACAAACATAACTTTATAATACACAATGATTTAGAAAGACCAAGTGTGTTAAGAATTATAGATGCTAACTTTCAAAAAGATGATGAATTAACACCCGATAAAATTCATGAACTAAACATACAAAGTAATGACACTATTTGTAGAGACTTTTCATATAATTCAGTAATCCCAAGTGCAATGTCAGCTACCATTGGGGTAGCTATGCAAAACCCAGACAGTATACAAGATATAGATGGAGCTACATTTGCGGCTATGGCTAGAGGAATTAAAAGTAGGTTTCATGTTCCCACTAAAACAGAAGTAGTAGCACCTACAGACGATGAACAAAATAAATCAATAGACAAATATAATGGAATTATTACCAGCGCAGGAGATATGTTTTCAAACTTAGCATCATTTCAGGGGAGAATAATGAAAGGACAAATGCAAACGGTAGATGACGAAACAGGAGAACCTGAAGCTCAAGAAGAAATTTCACAAGCTCAACAAAGTCTTAAAAGCTTTTTTAATCATATTATTAAAATAGAAACACTCCACAGTGAAGATGGTGTATATAAAAATGGTGTTAACTATTATAAAGGTTATCCTAAAAAATTTCAAAACGCACCTCTTGTTTCATCAGTAATACCCCTAAAATTTAATGCTAAATTAGATGGTATAAGTGGAATAACAATTGGAAATGTGTTTAAAGTAGAACAATCAAGATTACCTAAGGGATATAGAGGAAACGACATAGCTTTTGTTTGTATGGGTGAACAACAGGCAATAACCGCGGGTCAAGATTGGACAACTGACATACATGGACAATTAGTACTTTTACCCCCAGATAAACCAATCGTGGTAAAGAAGACACCAGTAATAGTTAATTTAGGAACACCTCCTCCAACAAATATTGTTCAAGCAGCTGTCACTACTTATGTTGCCCCTCCAACAGGTACAATGGGTCCTGCAGAAATAGCACGTCTTGCTGCACAAATGAATGCAATTGATATGGAGTCTATCATTGAAAATCAAGCAGAGATAAAAGCATATAACTCACTTCCAAGAATAAATATCTCAAGTCTTAAAACAAGTAATGAAGAATTAGAGAGAATTAAAGATTCCGAAGGTTTTCGCTCAGAAGCATATGATGATAGACAGAAAAAAGTAACCCTTACAGCAACAACTGTAATTAAAGGAACCCTTACTATTGGATATGGGTTTACAAAATCTGTAATCCCAGGATTAAGTTGGAATAGTACTATAACTAAAACAGAGGCAAATGCCCTCTTACCCAAAACAGTAGCAGATGAATATGAAAGGAGGGTTAAAAGAGATATTAAGGTTCCCCTAAGACAACAAGAATTTGATGCCCTAATAAGTATTGTCTATTAAGCAGGTTCAATAGGAAATACATCCAAGGGACAACCAACCCCACTTCAAAATACTATTAATTCTAAAGAATATAGACAGGCAGCAGATATTATACCTATTTACCGAGTTACAGCTAAAGGATTTGTTGGAGTTGTAGATGGAATAGTTAATAGAAGAAATAGGGAAAAAGCAATTTATCTATCAGGGGCCTAAATTTTAAAAAAAATGAGATACTTTCCAAAATCATCAATTAACATATTAGAAGCTTCTTTAGGGGAACTTGTGTATAAAAATAATAATGAACCTTATGTAGGAGTTTACATTGAAACCGATGGGGGAAAGTATTATGAAGGTAGTGATACAATAAATTTAGGACCAGAATTAAAAAAACCACAATTTGAAGCTTCAAATTTTGGTAATTCAAAATTAGTAAGAAAATACCACCTTTTACAACAAAGAAAATATGTTAAATTAGGGAAGTATAAAACTATAATTCCTTCTAAAACAAGACCCACAGAAAAAGATTATGAAAAAGGATATATGTTTAGATATTTTATTCAAAGAGCAAATGATGAATTACAAATATTTGAAGTAAGTAAAAAAACATTTGAAGATTTTGATACAAAATATGATACTTCCTTATATACACCCTCATCATTAACATGGACCCTAGAGGGTAATGTTAGAAAAGCAAACAAACAAATATTAGAAAAATTATCAAGTGAATTTAGATATATAAAAAACCTGTTTCCTCTATTAAATGAATTTGAATCTATGGAAAATACGGGAAACCTATTTACAGCAGGAGGAGAATTATATTATGAAAATGGTAGAGAATACACAGGACCTTATCACATTCACTCAGAAAATGGCCCTATGGTGGGAGCAAAACACACAGAACAACTTCACGAAAAATTAACTTGGGCAAAAGACCTTCAGTCTCCTCGAGAATTAAAAGGTCTTAAAGATCTTAATTATGAAAAATTCTTAAAAGATAGAAATCCAGGTAAATCTGAAAACAATGTATCAAGAAGAGTATCACCAGTATCACCAGTATCACCAAGAGTACCACAAAGACCTTCTTCTCCTTCTTCTGGTGGCGGAAGAGGTGGTTATTAGATAAAGTTTTATTACATTGATAAGGTATGTTCTATCTTATCGAAACAAAAAATCAATTAAACCAACTAAAAGAGGAATTATCCTTAGATAGTTTACCATATCTTGAATTTATTCAAGGCAATGACAACACACACCCTGCGTTAGCAGAAATAATTGCCATTTACCTTAATGTAAATAAAATAAGCTACATTATTCCATTAAGCCATTTAGAATGTATAAACCAAGACAGAAATCTTATATTGAGGTTGTTGGAAGATTATAAATTTTGTGTTTTAGACAAGAAAAGCAGCTTACATGCGGCCCCACAACTATCTTATACGGATATACAACACACCATCTCTCCATTAGACAAACACACAACTCAAGCACACCAATGGTATTGTCGAAAATTCCCACATACTAAGGTAAATAAAATGATACCAATTGGAAAACACCTAGAACGCTGTGAAGCTAAGTTATGCGCTATAATCGATGATTCTCCAAGTAAAACTAATGAGTATTATGATTCTATATTATTACCTGTATTGTGTGAGTTGGAAAAAAACACATTAAAATTCAATGACAAGTTTGACGAGTATTTCAAACCAAAGTGTAAAAAATTCTCAATAAAAGACGATCATATATACGGATGGTATAATCCATACACTACAACCGGGAGGCCTATAAACAACTTTAATGGAATAAATTTTGTGGGACTAAAACACGACAATGGCGAAAGAGACACATTTGAACCAGACAATGACTTTTTTGTAGAAATGGATTATGATGGCTATCATCCCCGCCTAATAGGCGATATAGTCGACTATCAATTTGAAGACAACGTACACAACACACTTGCGGAAATTTACTTTAAAACCAAGGAAATTACACCACAACAGTATAAAGAAAGTAAAACACTTACATTTAAACAAATTTATGGAGGTATAGACAAGGCGAACTTACACCACCCTTTCTTTAAAAAAACTCAAGATTTTATAAACATTATTTGGGAAGAATTTCAGAATAAAGGAGAAATTAAATGTGGTAGCTATACTATAACAAAAAAAGACCACCCTAAAATACACGCCCAAAAATTATTTAACTATTACATACAGGCAACTGAAACAGAAACTAACATTCGTAAGATAAAAATTATACAAGATTATTTAAAAACAAAACAAACAAGGTTAGTTCTTTACATATATGATGCGTTTGTTTTTGACGTAGCTAAGTCAGATGGTAAACAAACATTAATCGATTTACAAACAATACTTAATGACAAGTTTCCAGTAAAAATAAAAACAGGCACACATTATGGTGCTTTAAGTTAAATTTTATATTTATAGCCGGAAAATTCCAGTTATATGAATAATCGATTATACTGCACATTCACAACATTAAATGATTATGAAGAAGTAACCAATACTATTCAATCATCTTATGTTATTCTCTTTAATAAACTTTTTGTATTAGAAAGTTTAGATGGGGAAAAAATTATGCTTACATATAATGTAGACATGAATAATTCAGCAGTTAATTCAATGATGGACAATACAATATTGGTACACAGAAAAAAACAAACAAACACTTTATACACAATTAATGCACTTAATGAAGTAATAAAGAGTTTAAATGGTGGGGTTTTAGACAAGTCATTTACAGTAAACTGGAATGATTATAAAAATTGTATTTTATTAATACAAACAGAGGGTTTTAATCGTATAGACACGAAAATAAAAGAAATTATAAATCTTTAGTAGAAAAATTTGGTTTAGCCAAAAATGCTTCGTATATTACATGAAGTAACAAGAGTATTCACAAATAATAATTAAATAAAAGTTATGGATTTAAATGAAATCAAGAATCGTTTAGCAAAACTAAACAACAAAGGGGGAGGTGGCTCTAGCGACTTCAAAAACAATTTTTGGAGACCACCAGTAGGAGAAAAATCAGTAGTAAGAATAGTACCTTACCAACACAACAAAGAATTTCCATTTTCGGAATTATACTTTTACTTCGGTATTGGTAAACCAAGAATGATTGCTTTGTCTAATTTTAGCGAGTCAGATCCAATTTTAGAATTTGCCACCACATTAAAAAAATCGGGTGACAGTGAAAATATGGAATTAGCTAAAAAATTATACCCAAAACTTAGAATTTTCGCTCCAGTAGTAGTAAGAGGAGAAGAAGACAAAGGAGTTAAGTTTTATGAATTTGGAAAAATGGTTTATCAAGAACTATTAGGTGTTATGGCTGACGAAGATTATGGTGACATTACGGACATTTCAAAAGGACGTGACATTACTGTGGAAGTAATCCCAGCAGCAGAAACAGGAAAAATGTTTAATACAACAACAATCCGTGTTAAACCAAACCAAACACCATTGGTAGATGATGCTACACATGCAACATCACTTTTAGAAAATCAAAAGGATTTAGTTTCTTTATTTAAGAAATATACTTTTGATGAAATGAAGGACGAATTACAAGGTTGGTTAAAACCATCTGAAGAAGATGGAGGCAAACAAACTGAAGTTAAAGCAGCACCTTCTAAAACTAAAAAGACTATCGACAATAAACTTGATGAATTATTTGATTAATGGCTAAAAAGAAAAAAGAAGACACAAATAGAGATGAACTAACAGGACTCTTAGCAGATTCCCTAAATAAAAAGTTCAGTAAGACTCACCATAAGGTAGCTTACTTTCTAGATGGTAGTGAAGACTCACCTACCGACGTTAATGATTGGGTTTCTACAGGATCAACGGTATTAGATTTAGCTATATCTAACCGTCCTGACGGAGGTTTGCCAGTTTCTAAAATAGTTGAAATAACTGGTTTAGAACAAAGTGGAAAATCACTCTTAGCATCTCATGTTATAGCAAACACACAGAAAAAAGATGGTATTGCGGTGTACATTGACACTGAATCATCGTTAAACGCACAGTTTTTACAAGCAATTGGAGTTGACGTCGAAAAAATGGTTTATTTACCATTAGAGACAGTTGAAGACATTATGGAAGCAATTGAAGATGTTATCCTTAAAGTCCGAGAAAAAAATCCTAATAAACTTGTAACTATTGTTGTAGATTCAGTAGCCGCAGCTACTACTAAAATTGAGTCAGCCGCTGACTTTGAAAAAGATGGTTATGCCACTCAAAAGGCAATCATTTTATCCAAAGCAATGCGTAAAATTACTAATTTAATTGGAAAAGAAAAAATACTTTTAGTATTCACAAACCAATTAAGACAAAAATTAGGCGCAATGCCGTTTGCTGACCAATATACTACTTCCGGTGGTAAAGCATTACAATTCCACGCATCAGTTAGATTAAGACTCAAACAAGTTGGGAAACTTAAAGAGAAAATCAATGGGGTGGATGAAGTTGTAGGTTCCGAAGTTGAAGCTATTGTAGTTAAAAATAGAATGGGCCCACCAAACAGAAAAGTTCGATACAATGTTTTTTACAGACAAGGTATAGACAATTATGGTGGTTGGCTTAAACTAATGAAAAACTACAAAGTTTGCAAACAATCAGGCCCAATTTGTAAATACACAGACACTAAAACAGGTGAAATAATAACTTTTTCAGGTAAAGAATTAGAAAAATTATGTAAAGAAAGACCTGAAATTAAAGAAGCTATGTATAGAGACACCTGTGATGCTTATGTTATGAAATACCAACATGAAGATCCACAAGAATTAGATCCAGACATTGAAATTGATGAAAACCTTTCATAATGGAGGACATATTCAGTTTATTAGATAACGTTCAAAAACCGGGCGATTTAGGGGTAAATAATAGGGTGTTAATAGTAGATGGTTTAAACCTCTACTTAAGGGCATTCGCAGTAAATGGAGCTCTAAATGACAATGGTGTACCTGTAGGAGGACTAACTGGTTTTTTAAGATCATTAGCTTATGCTATTAGAGAAGTAAACCCCACTAGAGTAATTGTAGTTTACGATGGTCAAGGAGGCAGTCAACGTAGAAGGAAAATACACCCTGAATATAAAGCTAACAGAAAACCTGGTAAACGAATTACTAGATGGGATGCATTTAAAAATGCTACAGAAGAGAAGGATGCAATGAAAATTCAATTTTCTCGTTTAATAGAATATTTAGATTTCCTTCCCATCAATGTTATTTCAATAGACAAAATTGAAGCTGACGACACAATAGCATACATAGCTCACACTTTGTTAGATGAAGATGTTACCATACTATCTGCAGATCAAGATTTCTTACAATTAGTAGATGAAAGAATCACAGTTTGGAGTCCAACAAAAAAGAAGTTTTATACCCCACGAATGGTAAAAGCTGATTATGGAGTACCGGCTCACAATTTTTTAATGTATAAGGTTTTAATGGGTGACAAGTCCGACAACATCGAAGGTGTTAAAGGATTAGGACCCAAAAAATTACCTAAAATAGTTCCAGATTTACTTACCCAAACTACCCTTGATCTTGATTTCATTTTGGAACATGCGGGTAAAGGAGAAGAACCAATGCATAAAAAAATCAGTGAGTCGGCAACTCAACTCCGACTAAATGAAGAATTAATGGACTTAAAAAATCCACCAATTTCGGGCGAATTAAAATTACAAATAGCTAGATTAATAGAAGCACCAATAAATTTGCTTTCCCGAAATGATTTTATTATGATGTATTCAGACGATCAATTAGGTAATGCTATTAAAACACCTGATTTATGGTTAAGAGAACATTTTGTAAAATTAAATACACTAGCAAAACAAACACATGAGTAAATTAACCCAATATGGACACGCGTTTCAGATTAAGGCACTTTCTATCTTAATTACTGATCGAGATTTTCTGCAACAAATTGCAGACATAGTGTCTCCTGATTATTTTGAC